GGTAGTGGCCAAGCACTACAAGTTCGTGAGCCTCTACCGCACGCTGACTGGTAAGCAGCGTGACTGGCCTGTGTTTACACAGGTGATCTGGGGCGCGCCTGGGATTGGGAAGACCAGCAAGGCGCGCGACCTCGCAGGGCCCGAGGCCTTCTGGCTGAGTCGGCCCGCAGGTCAGACGGCCTGGTGGGACGGCTACGTCGGCCAAGAAGTGGTCGTGATCGATGAATTCTATGGCTGGCTCAGCCTGGATTTCATGTGCCGCCTGTTGGACCGATATCCACTGAATGTCGAGACCAAAGGCAGCACCACGCCCATGGGCGTGAAGAAGGTGATCATCACCTCCAATGTACCACCCTTGGAGTGGTACAGCAAGATGCCGCCAAGTCGAACGGCAGCTCTGTGGCGTCGACTGGAGATGCCCTTGGGCAGTATCGAGCACATGTTGGTACCCTACCAGCGTGTAGTGCAGCAGCCGCCGGCCGTGGTTGCGCCGGCCCCGCAGTTGCTGGCAGACGAGGCGATCGACTGGGATCAGTTTGAGCAGGACGCGCAGAACGCAGTGCAGCACGTGCACGATCAGCGAGAGCAGCCATTAAGTGTGGCGCAGCTAGGCGGCGACGAAGTGATCGAGGTCATACCACGCGAGCAGTGGAATGACTTAGGCTGGTGACGTTAGGAAGCATTAAAGTTTGATAAGCCAAGTTTCTTGAGCTTCCTTCATTTTTATTGGATTATACAAGAGGGACTGCGGTGACGCAGTTCCATAGCTTCATGCAATGACTTAGTGATGACAGAGAGGGACGCATTGTTTCGATGCGAGCTTGCCGGTGCCCGAATCATGTGACTTAGGGTTAGGGTTAGGGTTAGGGTTAGGGTTAGGGGTTAGGTTAGGGAACCGCGCAGCGGTTAGGTTAGGGTGTGAAATGAAAATAAAAGCCGTTGTTTTCATTCACACGTCGACGAAGCGCAAGCGGAACGCCGACGTCAGGCCAGCGGCACCAGTGCCCGCAGCCTCATCGCCGACGGTGACGAGATAGAGCGCGCCCTCTTCGATGTCGCCGATCGCGCCAGTTGCCGCCGCCTTGTAGGTGGTGGGCAACCCCTTGAGATCAAGGAAGAAATCGGCCGCCTGTCGCGTCTCGGACAGCAGATTCGCGAACGCCGAGTCATTGCCAATGACCGTGAGATCAACGCGCTTGAGGATGCGGAAGCGTCCGGCATTGGCGTCGTTGTTCATCGACTTCGGGTCGGCAGACATCAGGATGTCCGTGACAGACGGATTCGCGCCAGTTGGGCGCTTGTCGTAGACGATGAGGTAGCTCACCGACGTCGTGTCGCAGTTGCTGTTGCCCTGCACGTAGCCGCGGCACTGCAGGCCCTTCAGAACGATCTTCTTGCCAATGCGTTGATTGACCGACGCGCCCTGCGCAACCGTGTTGAGCAGCTTCACAGAGCCAGCTGCACCAGCTGAGTCCAGAGGGTAGGTGGCGGAGGCCACATCCACGTAGCCCATTTCGTTCTTGTAGGCACGCTGAAGGCGAAAGAAGTTCGCCTTGAAACCGGAGCGGCCTGGACCAGAGTTGCGTCCGATCATCGGACGGCCAACACGACTCGTGTACTTTGCACGACGAGCACGTACAGAGGTAGCTTTACGCTTTCCCAGATATGACATTACTATATACAAAGTTTATTTTTTAGTTTGGTCCGAAGGTTCCGAAGGTCGTCTAGTGCAACAGAAAATGTTGCGCAAGATGAGTACTAAACGAATAATCATACTTGATTGAAATTGTTCCCAGTGAACGCCCGGGTACCTTAGGCATTTATGACTGCCCGGGTTATGAGAGGCATTGTACGCAGTACATAATGACTAGAGGTGGAGGCAAGTTCCCTGGGAACGTAGTATTACCCTCCACCTCTTATCTATTATCTTTATCTTTTTTTCCCATGGGAAAAATATTAAACCCTGGTTTAATATCTAACCCTAAGCTTCATGCAATGACATATAGCTCCCGGCAGGGAATGACACCTGAGACGTACGGCGACCCCATGGTCGCCCAGTCGAAGAGTGTGTATAGCTTTCTCGTACTTGTACCGAGCGGGGGCCGGGGGCAGCAGCCCCTCGTGGAGACCTTCATGCTTGTCATGTAAGGGCGTGAACTATTGGGAATGAGAAAACGGAGCATTTTAATCGCGGAGTGCATCATCATCGTCGGCGTCGAAGGGTTGAGTGGCTTGATCATCAAAGACCAATCGGCGCTTGTTGGGACGCGGCGTCTCGACCGCGTGATCCTCCTCGGGGGTGTTGGGCGGTGACAGCATGTTTTGCTGGAGGTAGTCCAACGTGTCCAGGTCCCAGACTGGACGGCCGCGCGCAGTGCGGGCAAAGTGAATCAGACCGATAGGATGTGAGTCACAGTGGTTGGCCATAGCAACAGTCTCGGAGAGGAGGCAGAGAATGCCGACTCCTTCGTTGTCGTCCGTGGCGAACTTTGCCTTTTCGCAGAGTTGACGCCATGTGTTGGCATCGGACATAGACCATCCGGTCTTGATGGCCCATTCGTTGTGCTGCATTGTTTGCGATGGAAGCACAGATTGCTTTTTGATGCCATGAGTTTTCTTGAACGCGCTGATCCAGGCGTCGTTCTTTTTCTTTCGGTCCTCGAGATTGACGGGCACGACATTGGTCGGCAGTTTGGCTTCCGAAGAAGAAGCAGCAGGAGTTGACATAGTTTGTTCAATTTTGAATTGGTGATTATGTTTTTGTTTTTTCTTTTTGTTTGTGTTGAGATAACCTATCTAACTATTGTTTAGATAATTTATCTAAATTTGCTCTTTATATAGAGCAATGTTTTTTTCTTCTTGTACAGAACTCAGCAGCTCTCAGCTGACAAAACAAGAGATTTGGTAAGTCAAAATCGGGACACCGGTTCGATTCTTGAGTCTGTTGGAGTGATTTTTGGGAATGTCTCAACGTGGTCAAGCATACACGAAATATTGGATGTTTACCATCAATAATCCAGGCAGCAATGAGCTGCCTGCAGGCTGGCCGGAGGTCAGTTACGCTGTCTGGCAGCGTGAGAAAGGTGAGCAGGGCACCGAACACCTCCAGGGATACGTGGTCTTTGGGAAGCAGGTCCGTATGACGTGGCTGAAAAGCCATTGTGATCGGACTGCTCATTGGGAGTCCCGTAAGGGTAACCATCAACAGGCGAAGGCCTACTGCTCGAAGGAGGACAGCCGTGTGGCTGGTCCGTGGGTGTGTGGCGCTGAGGACGAAAGCTGGGGCGGTCCTGGGAAGCGCAATGATATGTTGGCACTCAAGCGTAAGCTTGATGAGGGGGCCACCCTCAAAGAAGTGGCAGAAGATCCGGAGTTGTTCACGGTAGTGGCCAAGCACTACAAGTTCGTGAGCCTCTACCGCACGCTGACTGGTAAGCAGCGTGACTGGCCTGTGTTTACACAGGTGATCTGGGGCGCGCCTGGGATTGGGAAGACCAGCAAGGCGCGCGACCTCGCAGGGCCCGAGGCCTTCTGGCTGAGTCGGCCCGCAGGTCAGACGGCCTGGTGGGACGGCTAC